CCCGAGAAGGAAAATTATGTGTAAAAAAGAAAACCACTGGACCCTCTAGGAATCGAACCTGGGATGGTGTGGTTTGCAAGCCAACTGCTCTACCACTGAGCTAAGGATCCAATAAAATGGGGGGCGGCCCAGCTGTTACGCCGGGCCATGTACTCAATGAAGAGGTATTGGTCGAAAGCCGTCGGCTGTATGCCTTTGGCTTCGGATTTTATTATAAAACGATATTTCCGATATAAACGATGTTTTTACTTAATTCCACAACTTTTTAAGTATTTATCCCGAATATATAGTCTCGGATAGTCTGGGTTATCCCGATACCCCAGTCTTTTTGCAACCTCTTTCCATGGCAGCCCATCCAGATAGAAATATTCAAATACTTTCCTGGTAGCCGTATCCTCGATTGCCTCAACCCACTTTCTAATTTCTTCTGCTTCTGCCTCTTTCTGATCCAGAAGCCGGCGCTTTCTTCTATATCGTTCACCATCAAAGCCCACCACTGCCTGCGGACGTTCAAAGCCCTTACTATAGTCTTTTATGACGCTGCTCCCCAGCCCTGCATCTGTTGTATTCATTTCATTCAGTTCCCACCTCAGGATCGCAATTTCCTGCATCAGTCTCTTGTAGCTTTCCAAGCGCTTTATTGTCATTTCCAACGGTATCACCTCCTGTATCTCTCATCCGGGCATAATGACGTATACGCATAGGCCGGCATCCGGGCTGACCACTCATCCAGCTTCGGCCCCCGGATCGCCTCTGCGTCACTGGGCGCTACTGCCCGCTCTCTCCACAGCCGGTTCGCCTTCCTCTGGGCCTCCGTTTTTACAATCCCCATTATGTATCCCTTCTTTCTGGCCCCGCAGCAGGGCTATGGCGTATTCCAGGTATGGATTTTTCTTCTGCCACATTGTTTCCTCCTGGGCTATATGTCAGTTTAGTCAGCTTCACAGCTTCATATTCGACAACAGTACCACTGGTATCTTTTATAAATTTTACATTCGCCTCCCCAAATGCCTCTTTAAACTTCCTTAAAGCCATATCTGTTCCATCATCACAACCAGCATACATTTCTTCAGCAATGTCCTCCGTAATTTCCTCAAACAACTCTTCATCTTTTGTATCTACTTCGATGCTGTGATTAAATCCCACTTTTTCCATATAACTAAATACCATTTTCTCACACCTCCACTAAGTTTTAATTTTCGTGTCTCAACTCTACTGGAAATTCCTGTATCAACGGTTCTCCCCAAATATCCGCAAGACTAGATTTCATAAAAACAGGAATGTTAAACTTTCGGCACTCATTCGCAATGTCCCCAATCCATTTCCTTTCCGGCACAACTCGGTTCTTTCTGCGCCCGGTTTCTGCGCCGATAATCACCCAATCAATACCTCTGATATGGAATTCTTTGAATGGCTCCAGTAAAGGCTCAATGCTGATAAAAGTCTTTATGGAATGGTGTGTTGTAAAGTCACATTTATTCCCCATTGGGCCGGTTTGCGACCATCCAAACCACATATTCGGCGGCATGTACCGGTCAATAACTTTTTCATATCGTTTCGGATTTTTCGTAAGAAACAAGTAATTGTGCTGTGGCGCATTATCACAAGCCTCAAACACTTCCTCTATCCATTCATCAGGCACCCATTCACCAAATAAATCCGCCATGCTACACACAAAGATATTTCTGCTTTTCTTATTCTGGTATTCATTTAGGCGGTATTTATGGAATGTTGGCATGAATCCGAACGGATACGGCACTCTCTTTCCGTCAATTGTATCCACAGGATAACGAAGAACACGGTTCCCTGCTCCGCTCCTTACTGAATCCATAATCCATCTTCTTTGCAATTCCGGTGGAGCATCAAGCGTTGTTCCCTCATACGAAAATCGTTTTGCAATCCCTCTGGCATAGCAGTATTCGCACCCATGCAGGCAACCTGTTACTGGATTCCATGTACTGTCACACCAATCTATCTTTGTTTTATCCATATTCCCTCCAAATCTCAATTTTCTTCATTCAGCCAGTCACGTATAAAATCCCGGCCAGCATCATGCGTACACGTTCCAAGGCAGCCATTCCCAAAATTAGGACATCTTTCCGCACAATCAAATGGAATTTCATGAAATAATTCCGTCAGCTCTTCTTCGCTCATGCTTTTTATGCGATCTATGTTTTTCATCTTCTCCTCCAAAGGCTAAATTTGTTCTATCCATGATATCAACACATATACTGTCCTGAGGTGATATCATGGATTCTTGTGAACTTACAGTAACGATTTCTGCTCTGGCCTGCTGTATCGCGGATGGCAAGTCTCCGGAAGAGATCGCCCTGCTCAGTTCCATTTTTATGCAGCTTGGTGACTCTCTGGCCACTATGGCTGCACATCAGGCCCTCTGTGCTCCCAAGGATACCAAGTAATTCCTTGGGAGAAACTCACTCCTCTGGCCGGTATGGCTCCGGCAGCGGCTGCCAGGCGGCAATATCTTCATGAATCATGCACGCATCTGATAGCGCTATATGCCACCTTTTTCCCCTAGGGCCATACCATGCTACCAAAATCCACCCCTTTTTCGTGCAAACCAAAACATCTTCTCTATCTTCCGGCAGCCTCTCCTCCACTGGGATCCAGCGGTGCTCCGATGTTTTTCCGTTCGCGTTTAACGCCTTGATTTCTTCCGGCGCCAGACCGGTATCCTCATACTCCATCAACTTCCAGAGAGCTCCATACAGCCGCTCCCGTAAATACTTGGTGATTACCTGTCCTTCATGCAGCTGTTCCCATGGCACTCCCTCCAAGCACCAATTTCCCTGCTCATCTTTCTGTGTTAATCTCTTCATTCTCGCCTTCCTCCTCCCACTCAAGTGCCTCGCCGCATATCTGGCAGTATTTCTGCCCCGGCTCAATCCTCTCATTCTCACATACAGGGCACATAAATCTTTCTTTTCCCTGCATCAAAATCTTAGCCATATCTATTCTCCTTCCTCTCACTCTTCAAAACACCATCATCATTCTGGTGTCTATATTGATCCTTCGGCAGCCTCTGGATCTTAAACCTGTATTTTCGGGCATCGTCTCCTATTCGCTGAAACAATCTGGCTTCGGCCAGCATCGGCGTATCCTCGCAGATGCCAAACTGGAATTCCCGGCGGACACTATTCCAGACGCCATATTTTTCTCCCTCACAACCATAAATCCATTCAAAATGCTTCATTCTGTATCCTCCAACATCTCTATCTATTCAATCCCATCTATTTTCTTATTCTCCCACATCTGACGAAAACGTTCCCCTGCTGCTACCCGCTGCTCCTCTGAAACCTTCCTTGGAGGACTGCATTTAATCCAGGCAACTGGTACATGAAAAAATGCTGAACCATCTTCATTAACCGCTATAATCTTTACATCCTCTGGATGTGATTCTGCATATCGGAGGAGTTTCGTTTTCCAAGCTGTACCACTGGGAACCGTCACACCTGCATAGTCCCGATCCTTTGTCCATTCAATCGCATATTCATTCATGACTCTTTTCCTTTCCTCGGCCTTATCAGTGCAATAATCTTTCCTGTCGCACTCAAATTTTTGTAATACACATTTGTCCCATAATAATAAAATCCTCTTATTCCCGGGCGGCCTTCATTGCGTATGTATTTTATCTTCATCGCTGCCCCTTTCTGCTTCTGGCCTCCAGTTCATCCATAACAAAATTAACAAGTGGAGACGCTACCGGCTCTTCCTCCGTTGTAGGGGATGTACCTTCCCACTTCCGAACCATATGGTTCCCATACTTTTCCTTGATTGCATCCGCTTCCGCTCTCAGTACATCCCATTCCCCTGAATCTTCTGGCGGCACACGGTCGCGCCATTTCATCCAGAACCGGTTATAGACATCCACGAAGATATCTGATATAGTTTTATTATCCATTTTTCCTCCTGTCGTCACAATGCGTTACAGCTTCATGTAACCAAATGATAGGTCTCAAACCTGCATAAATACTGGTTTTTTTATGACCGGTTACAAGGTTACAAGGTTACAACACTTTTTTCCCTATACGCGCGAGGCACATAGATGATTAAATTGTCTGACTTCTTTCACATACATATGCCTTCCTATAAGCTTATAAAAAACCTGTAACTTTTGTAACTTTGTAACCGCACCCCTCAAACCCGCATAAACACTGGATTTTTCGGTTACAAAATACGCTTTTTAAATTGTAACCCTGCCTCAGGATTCTGTAACGGCTTCATTTAAACGGCAGTTCGCCGTCCTCCACAGGGATAAATTCTTCCTGCGGGTAAATCTTCTCAGCCATGTTGATACACGCACACCGGGCCGCCTTTCCGTTGACCTTGGCAGATTTATACAGGTTATCCTTCCCTTTTGACAGCCTTCCCGCCTGATCCAGCCATGACAGCAACGCTCTGGGATTGTATCCCCCTTCTTCACAGATGCGCTCAAACACGCTCTTGATTATACGCACCTCATCACCGGATACAGAGCCGTAGCAGGGATCTGCGCTGGGGTCAAACCTGGCAGCATTGCTGACATAAAAATCCTGGATATATTCATATCCGCGGGCACCGATATCTACCGCCTCCCTGGAATGGAGGTATGGTTCTATATCCCCAACCGTCAAACCCCTACCATCGCAGAAGATCCATTCCGTAGACAGCGCATCGGCTGTCAGCAGGATTGCAGCTGCCATGGTCTGTTTTTCCGTGCTGGATGTCCCTATATCACGGTAAAACTGCTTATAGAGGCCGGCTGCCTTTTCTTTTGCCTGATCGGTGGACATAAATGCCATGAACAGTTTCCCGGCATACCCATAGTTAGACCGGATCACATCCAATACCTCAACTGCATCCTCAAACAGCATCTCCCTGCACTCAATTTCTATGATACGGTTTACCGCACCCGCACCGGATGCAGCATGGGTAATGGGGGATTCTCCTGATGTAATAGTGCAGTTCTTCCATGTAGGGGTCTTCTGTAAGCCTCCGGCTTTTGCCCCTCTTGTCTTCCCAATTCCTTCACACAGCATATATACGGTTTGTTCAAAGGATTTTTTATCTTTCACAAGCTGGAATTCATCCAGTATCAGGGGCAGGTTGTTCACAAAACCGGCCAGCTGCTCCAGGCCTACAAGGGTGCCGTTAAATGTCTGGAGATACCCGGCCCCGTCATTTGGGTCAGCCCATACAGAAACTGCCAGAAGCTGTGCCACTGTCTTTCCTGTTCCAGATCCGCCCCACAAATGCAGGAGGAAATTCAGCTTTCCAATGGCTTTAATGACGATTGATGCAAAGGCTGCTGCCAGAGCGATCCTCGCCGCCGATCCTGCCTGCCTGACTTTTCTTGCCACGCCGAGCCATTTCTCATAATCTCCATAAGGGTGCACCGATTCAAACACTTTCCGAAAGTTCTCCAGGCCGTCAAACTCCAGGTTTTCCATATACGGACTGAACAGCCCGTTGGATGTCCATCCCAGATGGCTCACGGACTGGGCCTCCGGGATGGTGTTATGGTTCAGATCCTCCAAGTCCTGAAGGTATTCCACCAGGAAGGCTGCGTTCTTGTCCGAGACCGAAATGTCCTTATCTGCCAGCTTCTTGATCTCCCTGGAACTGAAAAGGGTGCTTTTATTGGCAATCACCTCCCGCCAGCCGCGGAAATCCCTCCGAAACATAATCCGCAGCCGCACGGTCCCGTCATCAATATTTACCAGGCGCTGCACGGGCAGGATCGGGTGCACACAGGCAACATCCATCCCCTGTTCGCCGTTCCTCCGGAGGATCCCGTCATCATTGGCAATCCAGTCTCCGGTCAGCAGTTCAATGGGCTGGTCCTTAAAATCCGTCAGGTTATTTACCACGCTGCTCAGCCCGCTCCTGCGTTCTTCGTGCTGTTTCATATATGCCTTTACCATGGTCCCGAAACGCCTGAACCCGACACGTTCTGCGTTTGCATTCAAGTCATTATAAAGCTGCAGGTATGCAAACCCATTGTCCTTATGTTCAAACAGGAGACGGTATGGCTCTTCTGTATTAAATTCTTCCCTGCTGTACTCCTTCCTGATCTCATCCATCCCTGTTTCTCATTTCCTCCTGTTCCTGTTTCGTTCCAAATGCCAGTATCTCGTAATAATAGCGGTTCCTCTCCCTCAGGCTGACTGCTGCCTCCCAGACCTCCGAATACGGCTCCATACCAGGGATCAGCCTGTCCAGCATCCGGAGGGTCCGGCAGACTTCGCCCAGACGGCTCCATTTCCAGGCGGTTCTTTCCCGCTCCGCCTCACGCTGCTCTTCCCGTTCCCTTTTTATCTGTTCCCTCCGCCTCTGGGATGCAATCCGGCTGCAGGGCCGGTATGTGCCTCCCAGGCTCAGGAATGCTTCTTTGAATGAAACGCCCTCCATTTCCTGAACAAACGTAAAAATATCCCCGTTTGCCCCGCAGGCATGGCAGTGGTAGTCTTTTTCATACACCTTCAAGGACGGGGTTCTGTCCCCCTGGTGGAATGGGCAGCTGATAAAGCCGGCCCGGTTCGGATGGAACCCATAACGCTCCACGATATCGCGCATACTGTATGTATTCTTAATCTCACTGCAATCCACATCTATCACCGCCCAAAAGCTCAATGATCCGTTTTCCCGTATCCTTCTTATCGCAGAACAGAAAAAGGCATCCATACTTTTCCTGGAATGTGCGCAATATCTTATACAGCTTGTCCCCTGTGATTGCTTTTGTCTCACGCTCCGTCCACTGGCCTGTCTCTGGATCTACAAACCGCTTATGCCGGCGTGGATTATCCCACCATATCACATCCTCCAGCTGTTCAATCCCTTTCCCATGTTCACACAGGATTATCATTTGTATTCCATGCTCCTGTGCCCGCAGTATTTCATTCCGAAACCGGCTGTGTCCCTGGCACACATTGCTGCACAGCTCTGTCAGGTTCTGTTTCCTGTCTATAATCAGACGGGGATTATCATAATTCATATAATCCCCCACATACAGCTTTGATACGAAATGATCCACGCCCCGGCGGTCAAATTCCTCTACAATCACTCGGATTGCCCTCGCTTTTTCCCTTGAGTCAATCTGTATATTCATGCAGCCACCTCTAGTTAAACGGCAATTCTTCGTCTTCTACATCATCCGGAATATCCATGAACCCATCTCCTATATCTTTTCCCTGGGATTGGGCCTGCCTGTCCCCCTGTTTACTGGATCCACTCCTGCTTTCTACAAATTCTGCTGTGTCCACCACAACATCTGTTGTATAGACTTTTTTTCCTTCCTGATTTGTATAAGATCCTGTCTGTATCCGGCCAGTCAGGCCCAGCCGCTGGCCTTTAAAGAACCATTTTTCCAGAAATTCCGCTGTTTTTCCAAATGCTACACAGGAAATAAAATCAGCGTTTTCTCCCCCTTCCTTTTTTATTCTTCGGTCCACTGCAAGGGTAAATCTTGTTACTGTAGATCCATTGTCCAAGTAACGGACTTCCGGGTCTCTGGTCAATCTCCCGACCAACTGAACATTATTCATTCTTTGGCTCCTCCCTCTTTTTCGTATAACTTCAACTTTTCCATGCAGTCCTTATACTGCTCTGTATCCATATCCGTAATTGCAGTCAACTTATACATGGAAAGGATTTTATCCATCTTAAGGCCCTTGGCACTGTAACGTTCTGTCATAGACTGCAACGTACGTATCATAGCTTCCGTAACCTTTCCTGCCTGTCCCTGGACTTTCCGTGCGTCATTTTTCCTGCTGCCCTTAGATGTCCCTTTCCCCGTTCCCCCGGAGGCATTATTCTGATTATCTGCATCCTTTACATCATCAATACAAAACAGGCCATTCAGTGCATATTTCCTGGCATAGCTGCTCGTACTGCCAGTAACCTGTGAAACGTCCATACCCTTTTTTTCCTGTTCTTCACGGGCATATGCCGTATTTTCCACAGTTTCTCCAGATTCGCAGTCTATGAACCTAGCAGTGGCCTTTATGTAATACCGATCTCCAATCAATACTAACTCATCCCCCACCACCAGCGCCGCCTTCACTGCTTTCAGGAGCGGCTTCACTGCCTCCTGGATATCTTCACAATTCCGATAATTATAACCGCCAAATTTGTTGTACTGGTTCTTGGGAGCCTTCAAATCGGATTGTACCTGCTGCAGTTTCTCATGTATGTTCATTCCATATCCTCCTCAATCTTAATGATTGTGTCATTGGACGCATATTTAATCATGCTGGATGCCAGTTCCTTTACTGACAGGCTTCCCCGCGCTTCACGGAGGAGCCGCTCCAGGGTATCCGCCGCTTCTGAGTTGATCTTTATCACTGCATCCCCGTGTACATCCCGGTTGATTTTCACGCCCTTGGGCTTCCTGACCATAATCACGTTAGGCATTTTCCACTACCTCCACAATCTCCTCCGGCTCCAACGCCAGGGTTGTATATATGCTGCCTGCGTGGCAGTCCACATTGATATATCTTCCATCCGGTTTTACCGCATCTACCTGGAACTTAACCCAGTTCCCGTAATCACCGTACTCCACCCGGATCGTCTGTCCTGAGATCAGTTCTTTTGCTTTCACTTTCATTCTGCTTTTCCTCCCTGTTCGTTGTCTTTATTCTCAGCCAGTTCAAAGCCCAGCGCCGCCGCAACCACTTCACGGTCAACGAAATACTTGCTTGCCTGGATAATCCCTGCCAGCGCATTGACCCGGCCCATAAGCATCAGGGCCTCCTCGTACTGATTTTCAGCGCAAAATACATCATTTTTTCGATTTGCCATCTTGTTTCCTCGCTCATTCTCCCTTATAATAAGGGTGGATTGTATTTGTTTTGGACCCGTCACAGTTCCCGCTGTGCAGGTCCTTTTTCAGTTGCTTAAGATCCTTGAACAGCTTGTCCATCTGGCCTGGGCTGTCCAGATATGCATCAAGGTACTTACCTACATCCATACCAGGCTCCCAGCCAGTCGCATAAGTTTCCACCGTCACCCCTGCGACATGACCGTTAAAAAGAAAGAACGCTGTAGGGTGATCCCCTGTAAGCTCCCGCTTACTTTCCTGCAGCCCGTTGATCTGCAAACACAGATCCAGGGCCTCGCAGATCTGCTGCCTCCTGCGTTTCTCCGCCTTACGCTTCAATCTCTGATTCATCCTTCCTCACCTCCCTTCACAGTGCGATCACGCCATACGCCACCAGAAACAGCACCACTGATTCCGCTCCCAGCAGGAACGCCATCGCCGCGGCCAGGTTCCACGCCCAGCGGTTGTCCTGGCGGTATCTCTGAAGCTCATCCCCTACCAGGCCGCCCAGTGCCAGGATGTCGTCATATTCCTCCGGGGTGATGGTGATGGGGGCCTCTGGCTGGGGGTTATGTTTGATTACTTCCATAGCTTGTCCTTTCTTCTCTATATAGCTCTGATCTGACCATATTTGCTGCATTGCTTAGACTGTGCTGTTGCTACTTTGGGAAGATCCCTTTCTCTGCTTTCAGCTTTCGTTTGTTCTCGTATATTTTCTGCCTCCTGCTCCATAGATTCCGCCCACTTCTTTAAATACTCTGGGAGCATATCTTGGTTGATCAAAATACATCTTCCGTTTCTGCTAGAAGGGATGATCCCTTCATTCACAAGATTCCTAAAACGCCATTTTGTAATTTGAGTTTCTGGATCCTGTGCTTTAAGCCATGCATAACATTCGTTAATTCCTCGCATTCTAGGAATACAACACATATTCTCACCTCCCTTCCTCAGTTTTTGCCTGCTCCTTCTAAAAACTCCATTATGCTCATCTGCTCATATTTTGGAACCTTCACAAAATCAGCTGGAAGCTGGATTCCATACTGTTCGCAAACCATCTTTACCATTTCAGCGGATTTATATGGAGCAATACCCTGCTTATCCATACGGTTTGAAAGAACTTTGAGCAGATTCGCCACCTCTCCCGGATGCTCCGTTGGAGGAATCTGTTTTTTCGGATTCTCCATTTCGTGGAATCGGTTGATGTACCTTGCAGTAAATTCCGTTCCCTTCTGTCCAGTCATCTTGTGGGCGATGAACTCACAGCCTTTCTTTGTGACAAGAAAACAGGGGAGCGCCTTGTTTTGCTCTGTAACATATGTAGATTCCTTGAAAAAATCGGAGAATCCAATTTTGGCTTCTCCTAACTGAGATATGTAATTGCGAATATCCCGAAGTAACTTAGAATGTTCTTTTCCGCACCACTCAGCAGCTTCCATTGATGTGATGGTGGTTCTCATTAAATCATGCATTTTGTGTATCCTCCTTCCTAAGTCTTAAGCTACATTGTCTTTTCTTCCCCTCTGCCTTATACTGTATTCACAGATGCTGCAACACCAAGTACAGCGAAAGGGGGA